TTGTATTACCTAGAATTTGCATAACTATTAGTGTTTTGGTTTGTGCAGCGTCATCATATCTAGCCTTATCGTCAATCTTTTTCACAATTTTTGTAGCAGCTTTTTCTTTCTTTGATACTTTAGGCTCAGATGGTTTCTCTTCTTCTGTTGTTTCTTCTGGATCTTCTTCTTTTTGTGGTGTTTGTGGTTGCTCTGGTTCTGATTCCTGTGGTTCTTCTTGAGATTCTTCGATAATCTCTTCTTCAGGTTCAGCCTCTACAACTACAATCTCCTCCATTTCCATTTCCATTTCAATCTCTAACTCAATTTCTGTTTCTATTTCAACAACTTCTACCTCAGGCTCTGGTAAATTTATTTCTATCTCAGCTATTTCTAATTCTACACTAGCCATAGTAATTTCTTCTACAGGGGCTTCTATAGGTGCAAACTCTATCTCACCATCATTCATACTTACATTATTAAATTCAAACACCTCTTCTACAAAATCTAATTCAACAGAATCAAAAAGATTTAAATAGTATATTTCTTCTATTGTTGTGATTTGTTGAGTTATAATCGTGTTAATTACATTATAAAATACGTTGACAGTCACATCATCGAACAAAGGACCTATTGCAAGATTAATGTCTCGCCCACCTACCTCAACAGTTATTCTATTTAAAACACCACTGAAATCGAAAGACCCAGTGTATGATTGATAACCTGATGAAATGCCAGATTCAGACAAAATATCAGTTCCTTGAAAGACTGTGTTAGATCCATTACGCCCTGTAATGTGCATGTATATTCTATCTTGAGCATCTCGTTTTTCGACTTCAATTGAGTATCTTACTTGACCACCTCTGTCTATTTCTAAATCAGAAATATCTATATTATTAATAATAAAAGTTGTACCCATGCCTGAGACACCCATGGTTGATGTGCTATTACCTGATCCTGTAATCTGTGCACACCTATCTGATCCTAACTCACCACAAGTATTGCCAGTTGGCATTGAGGCAGGACCTTGTCCACCCCAATCTGTCTGCATGTCACCATCATCTTGAGTGCCTACATAACCTAAAGAACTATCTAATATATTACCTGAGTCTTCGTTAGTAACAGTTTGTGTTGTGGTCGTAGTTGTTGTTGTGGTGGTTGTGATTATTTCTGTGCCTTTGTCCTCTTCAGTGACAACAATATTTTCTTCCTCTGTTATTGTCACACCTGGTGTACAGAGACCTGTTGTGTCAGGTAAACAATCTGCCTTAGAATAAGAGTAACAAAGAAAGAGCCATAAGGCCAAAATTCTTAATAGCATCCATATCTCCCTGTGGTTCTTCTTCTACTTTTACTTGTTGAACATAACTTGCTTTATATCTACTACCCTCAGGAATTTCATGAGGATTGTCAGCCCAGTATTGTTCGGCTTCACTTCCAATTAATCCTCGTACAGGACACGGAGTCCCTGCGTCTGTCATGCTGTCCCAAACACGAGGATCCTGACACAAGATAGCCACTGCCGACACTTTCATGCCGTAAGCGAACTGAGAGCGAGATAATTTTAAAAGCTGACACAGCTCATCGTCTATTAAAACGCCTGTAGCAATACCTAATACATTATTTTGAACTGCTCCGCCAATGCCGACTTTACAAATATCACTGTTAGAATTGGGCAGAACTGGTGCATTCGCAGTTGGCGGCGTGTTGTTTACCACCGTGCTAGACACGGTGTTTGTTTCACTCCAGGCCTTACCTGCGAATAACAAAAATATTATTAGAATGTATTTCATCTATCTGCATATACATTCGCCATTACAATGTTCACAACAAGTACACATGATATCCTCCTAACTTAAACTAGCCATTATATCCGACATGCGTTTTGCACGATTTGGGGTTTGCTTAGCCCAACGAGAATCGAGCATTTCAGCCGCCGCTGTCTTATAATCTGGTGGTGTCTTTTCTTTTAAAGCTGCCCACATGTTACGAAACTTACTGACGCCTGTTTTTCCAAGCTGAAAAACCATCTCAACCAATAATTCTTTACAGTGATCGTGTACGGTGTATTCACCAAGCAACTCTTCAGCACCTGATATAGCATTTTCTAAATCTTTTTCTAATATCTCCATCAAAAATGACTCTTCATATTCTTTGTCATCCTCCCAAAAATCTTCAACGCAGAGGTGCCCGACCCCCACAGTTCTCTTTCCCAATGTGTCGAGGTAAACCTTGTTGCGGTAACCTTCATTATGACGTACAGACGCCAAAAGTCTTTCCATATCCATTCTAAAACTCCTTATAATTTTTAATTAAAAATTCTTCCATCCAGCCCATCTTATCATCAATGGCTACAATTTGTGTTTTAATAACAGCAATGTCTTGTTGCATTTGTGCTACAGCATCTGCCTTTTTTTCTATAGCATTAAGTCTTTCCGACCACATACCCCATGTAACACCGAAGCTCAATACTATACCTGCCAACCAAATGGCATCTTTACTATTAAAACTAAACATTATATTCCCACTCTCCTTCATCAGAAGGATCTTTAAACATTAGACTGTCGGCATCCATCATATCATTCATGCCACCTTTTTTCAAACCTATAATACCACCGTCAGCTACATTGAACATTCTTGGATCCACGTTAGATCGAGGTGGTGCGCCTCTGATTACAGGAGGCATTTGCTCAAATTGTTCTGGCTGACCCTCTATCATTTTGTATACAGGATTCTCATACATATACTCGTTAGGTGCTTTTGAATCCATACTAATTTGTTGTCTCATATTCTCTGCTTCAGCTATCTTAGCAGCCTCTCTAGTGACTAAGTCTTTGAAAGGATCAGTAAGTTGATCATAGCTTGTATTGGGTGGTATGATGCCCGCAGCTACGAAGTTATTTAATGCTTCTTCTAAATATTGATTTGCAGATCCTGTAGATATATCTGATTTTCTCAACGCCTCCATCAACAATGATATGCCAGAATCTTTCAATCTAGGAAATAATTTTAAATCTTCACGTAATGGTGGTCCTATATCAGGATTACTAGCCATAAAAATTTCTCTTGCTGATTGATCTTTAAGTCTGCTCATGATACCTTCTTGTGCTCTTTCAGATATTGCCTTTGCTTTATCATCAATATCAGACATAATCATTTGTGCTCCTTTTTTTTCACTTTCAGTAGGTGCATCTAATTCTTGTATTTCTTTTCTAGCATCAAATAATTCATCTAATTCTTTTTTTACTTTTTCACTAGCTACACCTCCTGGTGCATTAGGTAACGCTCCACCTTGTTGTAGTTTAATAATACCACCGTCTTTAGCTGTTACAAATTTTAAGTATTCATCATAACTACCTGATCTATACCTACCGATACTTGGATCAAAAAAAGTAAAAAAGTTTTGTTGTTGTTGTGGAGTAAATGTTTCTGATCCGGGAGCCGTGGTGCTTGTGCCTTCATCAGTTTCTTCGCTTGTTTGTATATTTGATATTGGATCAGGATCACCATCTTTTCGTCTTTTATCCATAGCTTCTTTAATAGTGTCTGTTCTAAATTTTTCTATTTGATAATCTTGCATTTCATCAGTTGTCATCATTTGTCTAAATAGTTCTTCATCATTAGCAACTGCAGCAGCAAAGTTTTCAAGTTCATCACCTGTTAAACCTTTTTTCCTACCATAATAAATACCTTTTAACCCTCTATCACTACCACCAGCTATCAAATCCATACCTTTAATACCTAAATTTAAAAGGGGAACCATACCTAAAATACCAGTCATAGGTTCTCTATCATATTTGGTCATACCTGGTTGAAAAATATCTTGAGACTTATCATATAATGCTTGTCCTTGGGTATCAGAATATGAGAGAATACCTTCATTACGTAAGTCACGCACAACATCTGTTAAAACATTACCACCAGCACCAGATCCAATTCTTACGCCTAAACCTTGATCTATACCTGTTCTTAATTTAACAATGTCTTGAGGATCAAGATTATACTTATTCATAAATTCTTTTGTTTTTGTGCCACCAGTAAATAATCCTGATTTATAAGCATCTTTTAAATCTTTAACAAAAGTAGAAGGAGTTTGTTGAGCTTTGAAATTAGGTTTAAAATCACCTTGACCTAAAGAATACGCTACACCTTCCGCTGTGGTAAAGTCACCAGCTTCTGGATCGCTTATACGCTCAACATCTTTTTTTTTATAATCATACTGTAAATTTTTATCTCTTTCTTTTTTAGTTGTACTAGCTTTACTTTTATCTTTATCTAAACCAATACTTTTTCTAAGTTCGGATAAACTTTTACCTCCAAAAATATTTTTCTTTTTGGGTGCCATTATGGTTTCCTCCTTCCTGCAAAATACATTATGCCTTGTTTATTTATACTACCACCTCGTTTTGCTGTTGCAATCGCTTCATATAAATTGCCACCAGCTAGTGCCGCACGTTTAGCGTCAGACATGTTACCACCTATAGGTCTAAAAGGACTAGATATTGTATTAGCTGCAAACTTAGGTTTATCCTTAGTAATAAATTCATTTGACATATTGTTAGATAATTTATTTTCTTTTTTAAATTCCATTAATTCAATCTCAGCAGGTCCTGCTTCAGGTGCGTTCTCTCTTATGAAATTAGGTTCAAATGTTTTAAGTTCTTTTGGTGCGCCAGGTGCAGGAGATACATCCTCATTTGTAACACTAGGTTGAAAATCTCTCATTAACATAAAGTTCAGGACTTCGTCAAAATCATCTATGTCTAATCCCTCAGGCACATCATTTTCTCCTGGGTATATTGCTCTAAATAATCTTACATAGTTAGATCTCCTAATTTTATCACTTAAAGTATCATCGGCCATGTTAACAAGGTTTGCTAATTTTTGTGGATCAGACAAAATTTTAGCCTGGTGTCTAGCTAAGAAAGCCATAGTCAAACCTGCAAGTGGTCCACCTGCAAAGTTTGTAGCTATAAATGCGCCTAAAATAGCC